GCCTACATGCCCACTCTGGTCGCATTGCGGCCCATCCGTAAAGGATGTCCAAACGACAAGGGAAGGTATCACTATTGATATCGTATGCTCGCACAATGCGAATCGACAATCCAGACTCCTCATCAGAGGCAACCGAGGCAAAGTCCACTCCACCCGGCATTTCTAGATCAGCAGTTCCCAGGGTAAAGGCATTTTTATGAGCCAACATGTTCTGAGGAGAAGACACCCCAGCGGCACCGCTCACTGTTATTGAAGCTCCCCCCGCAGGCGACACATCTACCGTCTGAGTAGGACCTGAAGTCACGATGCTTGGATAGATTGGAATGCTAGCCTGACCACTGCTGTTAGAGTTCACAGAAGCCGTCACAAGGAAGCACTGAAGCTGCCCGGTGGACTGCTTTGTGATCGGGTTCACAGAATGCACTCCAGCAATCGTAAAGCAATCGCCGACGTTGAGGAGCGCCGTGATTGAGGCACTCCATCCATTGGTAGCTAGGCTGGATCCTGACTGGCTTCCTCCATTGACAAGAGGAGTTCCACCCAAAGCACCTACAGTTCGGCTATAGATATTCTGAGCCATATACCATTCAGCACCCAAACCCTGCCCCATCATGCCTTTTTCATACTGTTCAGCGATCCTGGTCGAAGACTGGAATAAGCCAGACAGTGCGTTCACGATCGAAGGCTGAGTTACGGGAGCGATGAAGAATGACCTCATGTCGTCACTGGGACATGCCATTTCATTCAACTTCTGCTGAGCCTGAAGGAAAAGCAGCATCGTAGTGGGAGTAGTACCAGGAGTGCTCACGAAGTTAGCTGTATTCTGAGCAGCCATCGTAAGACCATCCAAGTCCACTTGGTTGGCAAGAGCAATCACAGCATTGTCCAAATAACGCTCCTTGAAGCGATCGATGGTCAAGGTCAGATCGACGCTGGAAAAGAGAAAGTCCACATGCTTCTGGCTCGAGAGCACCAAAGCCTGGCTTTCTTCGATCACGTTCTGAACGTTCAGAGCTGGACCACTAGAGACCGTGAACCGTGGAGGTTTACGGACAGTAACTGTGTTACCGATCTTGGCTCCTTTGATCGCAAACTCAGAGGAATATTGCTTATCTACTTTTTCTGTAAACCCAAGCTTATTCTTAAAAGCCATCAGGGCTTCTTTAGCAATGATGCTTGGGGTTAATATCTGGTTGGCCATATCTCATTCAAACGAGTTTTTTAGGCTCGTCCTTTCCTTTTATTGATCTGCTCCTTACGAATGGCCTCATATTCCCTCTGAGATAAACTGGCATCAAAAATCGATTTTGGACTCGATCCTTTCCCACCAGTTCCCACCGGGTCAATTGGCCTAGGAGCATTGGTTATTCTTCTTTCTTCAGTAGAAGCAGTGCTTTTAGCAGAAGATATTTTCGCCTCGAACTTGCCAACTTCTCGAGCACAATCCAAAGGAGGAAGTCTCGAGATGCGTTCAAATTCTTGCGGATTTTTGGCCAAAAGATAGCTCAATTCAGGACCATTCTCTGAATTCAGAAGAATGGCTCTAAGGGATGGGGAAAGAGGAATGTGATCCACTTCAGAAATCACGTCCTGAAAATCGGGATTCTTTTCAGAAAAAGATTTGAGCTTCTCCTGATAAGTCTGAACAGTTTTAGTCTGTTCTCGCTCCAATTCCCGCTTCTGCTGGGTTTGATCCCTATCCCTTAATTTCTGCTCCATCTTCCAATCTGCAAGTGCCTCGACAAACTCAGCATGAGTCCCAAAATCATCTGCCTTGGGCTTTCCAGTTTGCTGAGGCGGCTCTTGCTTAGGAGGCTCTCCTTTGGTTGCGCTAGCGTTTTTAATCGCCTGCTGCTTCCAATATTCGAGCTCCTGCTGGGTCTGAGCATTTTTTGCATTGAGCTTATCTATCCGGCGCTGAAATCCCCCTTTTTTACGGGGCTCTTCTGTCTCGCCTTTCGTTTCTACTGTTTCCTCAGTTTCCGATTCTGGGGATTCATTTTGCGAGGCTTCCGGCTCTTTCGATTCGGTTACCTGCTCGGAGGAAGTGCCAGACCCTTGAGAATCTTGGGTACCTGCTTCGACCTTTTCCCCACGATTTTCAGCCGCGGGAAGAGGTGGAGGAGGGGTACTTGGCTTTTCGTTGGATATGACTTGAATGTTCATGGCTCTTATTACTCCATGGGTATGCCCGGTGGTAACCCGCCGGTAGGTCCTGATCCCACGTGGCCAGCGCCAGCGTAATTTCCGCCATCTGCTGCCTCGGGGACAAAATTGCTCTGAGCATCAATTGGCACATTCGCATTGAGAAGCTTCATGCGATTATTGATCGCAGCCACCTCGTGCTCGAGCATCACGATACTTGCCTGCGATCCGAGCTTTGCCAAATTGATTTCAATATCTGCCTGGATCTTAGCAAGCTCAATGCGCTCTTTGCTTTCTAGATCCAATTTCTTGGTTTCGATGATCTTTGTGCATTCGTTCAATCGATCAGTGAGGTTCTTCACCATGCCCTGCATTTGCTGCATTTGGACCTGAACCATTGGCGGAATCTTCATATTCTTAGGATCGGTCTGAAGAGTAGGAGGAAGGGTCATCTTGATGCGCTCAGACATCTCTTGGGCGCCCGGCCAGTCCATGTTCTTAATCATCAGGTCACCCATGATCGACATCAACTGAGGATAGGCTTGAGTCATCTGAGCCATCGCCGTTGCTGCCTCCTGACGCTTGCTGGCAAAGCTTGGCCCAGTATCAATGGTGACGTCGTATTTTCCGACATCAAGAGAATAGAGCACTTCTTTCCCGTTCTCATCAGTCCAAGGCTGATTGAGTCTGACCATCTTCTGCGTGCCATCGTCTCCTATAATTCGGGCAGTTCGGGCCGCATCATAAATTTTTGGGATGATTTCTACCAGAATGCGCCCTGCATGCTTCATGGAGAGATGCAGGTTGTCAACGAAATGGAAATTGGAAATCTGAGTCTGAGTCTGCCTGCGCTGGATCGCAATTCCGCTTGCATCGGGTGTTACTTGCCCTAGTGATGCGTCATAGACGCCGGTAGTTGCCTTGAGGTCGTCTGCTGCAAGCATCGCGGCTTGCGTAATCGCTTGCGTCGCTGGTTCAAAGCTCTGTCTTTGGGGAGGGGGGGCCAATTCCCCCGAAAAGCTAACCGGCTTGTAGTAGAGAAAAGAGTGATTCCTTCGATTAGCTTCCGACCAAGCTTGCTCATATCCTTCGATTTGACCCTCAGCGACAATGAAAGGAGCCCTGGGAGCGAGAGCAATCGTCTCAGTCTCAGCAGACTTCCAGTAATTGTACATGCGCTGGGGATCCTTCGCATGACGGATCACACTCTCAATAATCCTCTGACCATTCACCCAGAGCTGAGCTCCATAGACGGGAATGATGGGAATGTAGCTACCAGGGAAAATCGTTCTCTCGAGAATCTCAATGCCATTGATCTTGAGCCAATGAATGACAGGGACCTTTGCAATCCTTGAGGAGACCACCCGCGCATCGATCCCTGCCTGAGAAGCCCTTAACACGGTAGGCTCAACTTCGTCCGCGCGGACTACTTGTCCGGTCTTAAGGAGGAAAATCTGCTTTTCTACTAATTCTTTATAAAAATACTCAGCTATTCGAAAGGTATCACCTTTCATCCAGTCGGGCGGGTTATTTCCCACCGATGAGTAGTCACCCAGGCTCGAGGTCAACTGAGCATTGGGGTACTGCCTTGCGAATTCATCCTTTGTGAGCCAGTCCTCGATGAATCCCCAGTTAGCATCTGATCCATCCATCTCCTGGGAGTAAGGATCCATATAAACTGAGAAAGCATCACGGATCCTACGAATGAAGAGCTCCTGATTGAAACTCTGAGGATCTGAAAAACCGGGGACGATTCGGAAGTATCCAAAGCTAGAGGTTGCGGCTGCATCGAACGCCGTGTCATAGGCGTTCTCGGCATTAGAATTGTACTCGATATGGCGAATGAGGCCCTGAATGATCCGGGCAGTTTCCTGATCCGCACCATCTCCCACGGGATGAACCTTGATCGAAGGGCGGTTCTGTCTTTGATCATTTGTGACCTGCTGCACGAATTGAGGAAGGCGGTTGATTACCAGGCAAGGGCGACCGTCTCTTTCACGATCTTGCTGAATGTTGTCGGGCCATTGGATCCCTGCTCTGAACTGTAAGTCATCTAGAGCACGCCTTCTAATTTCTGATTCAGCAATCTGAGCCTGCTCCAAACGATCGAGAGCAGTCCTTAAAGTCTTCTCATCCTCTTGTCTTTTAAGTTCTATTGCGTCATCAGACGGTACAATATCGACTTCCACTGAAAGTGGAACTTTGATTTCTGCCTCGAGGGAAGGGGTCACGATGTATATCCTGGCACAAAAATAAGGTTTTAAAAACTTTCAAGTGATAATAGGAAAAAACTTGTCTGTCAAAATAGGAATAGGAGCCCTCAATGTCAACTACTACTACTGATGAAATGAAAACAACCGAAACTCAAACGCCACCTCTCACTGAAACTGCCAAACTGATTCTTTGTCGACTTTCTAATGGTCAAGTCCAGTACACTATCGCCGGCACCGATCCCGACCTCGCTGGGCTCCTTGCTTTCGGAAGCGCAGTTGTTCACGAAAGAATGCGGTCCACTGTAGCCGCCGTTGGCAATCAGAAGCCTGCAATCGTGAAACTTCCTCCAGAAATGGAACCTAAACTTCAATGAGTACTCAAAAGGAATTCCTACGAAACTTCGAAGTCCACGGCGATGGGCATCCAGTGGATCCCAATTCCTTCATGCTCCTGCCGGCAATGAACATTCCTGGTATGCGAGTACGATGGGCCGCTGAGAACAAAGTCTCACAGAGTGTTCTCTTGAAAGTGCATGGTGGTCTGGGAGACCAAATCTGTGCTGAGCCAACCGTTCGCTTCGCAGTAGAAACTCTCAAGGATGTAGAAATCTCGCTTCTGGCCATGACTCCCGAACTCTACTCCCACATTCCCTTCAAGAAAGTCTACGAGAAAGGAGATTACCCAAACCTTGGAGAGCATCTGATCTTTGACCTATTTGCCCAGCAGGACTACTTCATCTTGAACTACATCAAGCATGAGCACTGTCATTGTGTCGACTTCTCCTGTCTGATGGCCTTTCAAGGGATGGTACCCCAAGAGTTCAGGCAGATTAATCTCAAACCCTCCGAGGAATCATTTGCCAAGATCGAGCCTCATGCTGGACCTGACAAAGTCGTTGTCCATTGCGGGAAATCCTGGCAATCAAAGACCTTTCCGAATTGGTGGTGGAATCGTGTTTTAGCTAGGCTCAAAGAGAAAT